CTGAATAGCATCACATACTTTTTCCAATCAGGGCATGACCCATTGATATTTGACCCTGCTGTAAGCACTACAACATTTCGTAGAGTTAGTGAGAAGACAGGGTATGTAGGCACTGTGCCTAATGCAGACATTGTGATTTCGTCTTTTGGTAGATTGTGGGCGGCAAACACAACAACTAATAATGCTACTGTTTCCTTTAGTGATTTGATTTCAGGTCATGTTTGGTCTACAGGTACTGCTGGTTCATTGAACGTAAACAATGTGTGGGTCAATGGTGCTGATGAAATTACTGGTTTAGCTGGTCATAATGGTTTCTTGTTTATCTTTGGTAAACGTCAAATATTGATCTATTCTGGCGCTACTTCACCATCCACAATGACTCTTAGCGACACTGTTGAGGGTATAGGTTGCATTGCTAGGGACAGCATCCAGACAACCAGCACTGACGTTATCTTTTTGTCAAACAGCGGCATTCGTTCATTGATGAGGACAATTCAAGAAAAGTCTTCTCCAGAGCGTGATCTTTCTAAGAATGTGCGTAATGATCTAATGAGTGCGGTTTCTGGTGAAACTGCATCAAATATTAAGGCTATATATTCAGAAAAAAATGCGTTGTATTTGTTAAATCTTCCAACATCAAAATATGTCTATGCGTTTGATACAAGAGGAATCATGCAAAATGGTTCATCAAGATCAACGATTTGGGATAGTATTGAACCAACGTCTTTTTGTGCAAGACGTAATGGTGATTTGTTGATTGGTAAGAATGGATATATTGGCAAATACGATACATATTTAGATGATGCAACATCTTATAGATTGGCATACTTTACAAACAATTCTGACCTTGGTGATATAAATGTCACCTCTATTTTAAAGAAGATAAAGGTTATTGTTGTTGGCGGCTCTAATCAATTGGTAACATTAAAGTGGGGATATGATTTCACGGGAAATTATTACTCATCACAAGTCAATATACCCACGCAAACAACTGCTGAATATGGTACTGCTGAATATGGCGCAAATGCTACAACAATAGCATATTACACATCTGGAGTTGCATTAACAACAATAGAAGCAAATGCAGCCAGTAAGGGAAAAATTGTTCAAATAGGTGTTGAAATGGATATAAATGGTAGTCAGTTATCCATTCAAAAGATTGAACTTCAAGCCAAAAATGGCAAGGTCGCATAGGGGAAAAAATGTCAAACTATACACAAACAACAAATTTTGCAACCAAGGATGCTCTTGCGTCTGGTAATCCTTTAAAAGTTGTTAAGGGTACTGAGATCAATGTTGAGTTTGTAAATATTGCAACTGCTATTTCCACAAAACTAGATAATGGTGGAGCAATAAATAGCACCACCATTGGGGCAACTACTCCAAGTACAGGTGCATTTACAACACTATCTGCTACAGGAGTAACAACTTTAAGTAATGTTGTACTTCCTGTTATTGACAATATCAAGTTGGGTTACACAACTACTGCAACAGCCGCAGGAACAACAACTTTAACATCTGCCAGTAAGAATCAACAGTTTTTTACTGGTTCAACAACTCAAACAGTTGTTTTGCCTGTTACTAGCACTCTTGAACTTGGTCTTAGTTATTTGATTGTTAACAATTCAACTGGAGTTGTAGCTGTTCAGTCAAGTGGTGCAAACATAATCACATTAGTTCCTGCTGGTGCAACTGTTAGATGTACTTGTATTCTTATTACAGGAACAACTGCCGCAAGTTGGTCGTTTGCTTTTGAGGGCAGTTCAAACATACCCTATAAACAAATTCCAACAATAACTGCAACTGTTGCAACAAATATACTGACATTAGGATTGAATCCCTGCTCATTAGATTTTAGATCATCTACTGAATCTTCAGGAGCAACAACAACAAGAAATGTTACATCTGCTATTTCAATGACTGTTTCCAATGGCTCTACGCTTGGTGCAGTAAATGGAGTTCTGTCTAAATTAGCTGTATTGGCTATAGACAATGCTGGAACAGTTGAGTTGGCTGTTGTTAATGCAAATGCTTCTGGTCTGTTCGATGAGCGTAGTTTGATTAGTACAACTGCTGAAGGTGGAACTGGAACGGCAGACAGTGGGACTGTAATTTACTCAACAACTGCTAGAACTTCTGTTCCATTTAGGATTGTTGGATATGTAGAGTCCACACAAGCTACTGCTGGCGCATACGTTACAGCACCATCTAATATTGCTGGAATGGGTGGCGCAATTGTTCCTCAGTCTACTGAACAATATTACAGACTGAATTCTGCTTATGTAGGATCAAATGCTACTGGCGCACAAAGTATGTTTGGCGTTGGCGTAACGCTGTCGGCAAGCACTGTTTATGAGTTTGAGATTGTATTCTTACTAAGTAAAACAGCAGGAGCTACATCGCACACTATGTCTACAGGGTTTGGTGGTACGGCAACAGTAAATAATATCTTTTATGAGTTACTTGGGCTCACTACAGCAACCCCATCAGCAGTTGTTGCTCCCGATGTCTTTAATTCTAGCGCAACAACTTCTGCAACTGTTATGTCAGCGGCGGCTGGCTCCGCTACTTTAAGTTTTAGGGCTTTAATCAAAGGCACAGTATCAGTCAACGCTGGCGGCACATTCATTCCGCAGTATTCTTTGTCAGCCGCCCCTGGCGGTGCTTATTCAACAGTCATTGGTAGTTACATCCGCATTACACCACTTAGTACATCTGGTACTAACACTTCAATAGGAACATGGGCATGATTGTAATTATTGATGGCACAGGCTTAACAAGAACAACAAACAAATGACCCAACCTGAGATCACTCACCATTTTTCTGATGGACTGTATGCCAAGGAAGCTAGGTTTCCTGCTGGTACAGCCATCCTTAAACACACCCATAACTTCAGTCACTTGTCTATCTTGGCTGAAGGTAAGGTTGCTGTGTTGCGTGGGAATGAGATTGATATTGTTACTGCCCCTGCTTGTTTAGAGATTAAGGCAGGATTGATTCATGGGGTTAAGGCGATTACTGATTGTGTTTGGTTTTGCATTCATGCTACAGACGAAAAAGACCCGTCTAAAGTGGATGAGATTTTGATTAAAGGGGATTGATATGCCATTAAGTGCAATATTAGGATTTTTAGGGGCGCAAGAACAAGCGTCTTCTACAGAAGCGGCAGCGAATACGTCTGCTGCGGCACAACGTGAATCAGCTAGATTAGCTGCTGAAGCGGCTAAGTTTCGCCCTGTTGGGATTACTACCCGTTATGGCAGTTCGAACTTTCAGATGTCGCCTGAAGGCTACTTAACTGGTGCTGGTTACAACGTCAGTCCTGAGTTAAGAGCCTATCAAAATCGCTTGATGGGTCTTACTGGTGGCGCTTTAACTCAAGCTGAAATGGCTCAACAACAGTATGCGCCTTTATCTCAGGCGGCTACAGGGTTGTTTGGTTTAGGCCAACAGTATCTTGCACAGAGCCCTCAACAAGTTGCGGCTGACTATATTGCTAAACAGCAAGACTTGCTTGCTCCTAGCCGTGAGCGTCAGATGGCTCAATTGCAAAACCAGTTGTTCCAACAAGGTCGTAGCGGTCTATCGGTAGGTGCTACAGGTATGCGCCCAAGTGGTATGGGTGGATTAGGTGCTACTACACCTGAACTAGAAGCCTACTACAACGCTATGGCTCAACAGGATGCTCAGTTAGCGGCACAGGCACAACAAGAAGGACAGCGCAATGTTGCGTTTGGTACAGGATTGCTTGGCTCAGGCTCACAATTGCTTGGACAGTATCAAGCTGGTCAGATTGGCGCATTGAGTCCATTTCAAACTTATTTGGGTACTGGTCAATCTATTGAAGAGATGGGTCAACAGCCTTTGACCTTGGGTGCTGGATTAGGTGGTCAAGCGGCGGCTTATGGTGCTAATGCTGGTAGAGCATTATTAACTGGTGGAATGGGTGCGGCATTAACTCAACAAGCTGGTTCTAGCTACAGTCCATTGGGCGGTTTGTTGCAGGCTGCGGCTAAAGACCCAAGACTGCAAACTGGGTTTGAGAAAATTTACAACGATTACACAATGAACAGAAATATTGAGGGCGCACTTCCACAAACTGCAAACCCATTTTATAGCGGGGCAAGTCCATCAGAAATGCAACGTATCATGGGCGAATTCTACTAAGGAATAATCATGGCAGCCTCAGACATTCTCGGTTTATTTACTACTCCTGAACAGTACCAACTTGCTCAACGTCAAGCGCAAGAGGCTGAAGCATTGCAATATGCAAGACTTGACCCTATGTCTCAAGCACAGTATGGGTTCTATCGTGCTGGTCAACAGCTAGGTGGTGCTATTGGCGGCGCTTTGGGTGGTCAAGACCCACAGTTGCAGAGGATTACGCAACGGCAACAGTTGCTTGGGATGATTGACCCTAGCAACCCTGATTCTTATGCTCAAGCCATTCAAGCGGCATTGCAAACAGGTGATCAAGAAGCTGCATTCCTGTTGCGTAATGAGATGATGAAGGTGAGGCAGCAGGCGCAAGAACAGCAATTAGGTCAATTAAAGACTCAAGATTACCTTACTGAGCGTGGTATGGGTATGCAAGAACGTGGTCTAACAAATTTAGCCAACGAATTGTTTGGTCAATTACAAAATGCTGATGGTTCTTTAAATTCAGATGTTTTCTCAAGATTGCAGTCTTTCCCTCAAGGTCGTGCAGTATTGAAAACGCTAGAACCTGAAACCATGACTGTCAAAGAAGGCGAAACAGTCTATCAAAAGCCAAGATTTGGTGGTTTTGGTGGTCAGGAATTTAAACCACTTTTAAC